TGGGTCGCTTCGTTTGGAACGGAAGTTTTAAAAATACTAGGAGGTGGTCGAACTTATCAGATTGTCACAAATCTGAACGGAATAGAACAGGTTAGAGTGAGAGGCATTCCACCCATTGCCACAGATAGTCTAGGTCGTAAATGGATTAGTTGGGTTGATACACCACAGACTACACTAGCTGAGATGGATGTTGAATCTACATTTGTTTTTGTAGGATTTACAGCTAAAGGAATATCACCACAACTAGCAACACCTGTCGGGCTACTAGAGCCTCATAAGATTCAAGCAGCTTTATCAGAAAGTATGTTAATGGATACACCACAGATACCCGACTATAGATTGTTTGTAGAACTTTTAATATTATTATCCTGTGGTTTTCTCACAGCTCTTCTAATAGCACGTTTAGGTATTACATGGGGCATAGCGTCAGTTGGTGTTTTAATGTCAGGAGTAGGCTACTTTGGATATAGTGTCATACAAAATAATATATTGATTGATGTTACATGGAGTATGACAAGTATGACACTTATAGCTACTTTACAATTCTATCTAAACTTTAGAACACAGTTCAAGCTTAGACAACAAATTAAGAAACAGTTTGAACATTACCTTGACCCAAGACAAGTCAAACAACTCCAAGATAATCCTGAGCTTTTGAAGTTAGGTGGAGATAGAAGACGTTGTACGTTTTTATTTACAGACGTTAGAGGCTTTACAAGTTTATCAGAGACTTTAGAACCCGAACAAGTTACAGAGATAATGAACAAAGCATTAACCATACAAGCTAATGCAGTAAAAGAATATGGTGGGATGGTAGATAAATATATTGGAGATGCAATGATGGCTATCTTTAATGCACCTATAGACCTTGAAGACCATGAGAATAAAGCAATCCAAACAGCGTTACGAATACACCGAGATATGGAAGAAGCCAACCTAGGAATAGAGATAGGCATCGGCATAAATACAGGAGAGGCAGTGATAGGTAATATGGGAAGTGATACAAGATTTGATTACTCTGCGATTGGTGATGCTGTTAATCTAGCGGCTAGGCTAGAGAGTTCTACTAAAGAGGTTGGTAAAGATATTGTTATAGGATATGAAACAATTAAGAGCTACAAAGGTAAGTCTGTAACTCTTAAATCTATTTATGTTTAAGGTAAAGAAAAGCCTATAAAAATATACACTATTTAAAATCTTTCATTATCCTTGCATTTAAATGAGTTTCTATATAACTATGTATGCTATCTAACTTAGTGGTCGCTTCTCTTAGAATAGTTTTTAAATTAATAAATTCTTCTGTAGTTAAAAACTTTTCCAAGCTAGAGATGTCTGTTGTTGTTCTTTCTGTTACAAGCTTACCGTACCTATCATACAGAAGTTTATAGCTTATTAATGTAGCTTCTTTTCTTTTACTCATTTCTCTATTCCTGTAAAGGTAATTGAATCTTGTTTTCCACGTAGACCTGCTTTCATGTATGTAGTAGCTCTACCTTCAAAGAAGTTCTGATGCTCTACACCCATGACTTCATCAATCCAACCCAATGGGTTTTCTTTTTGGTCATAGTTAGTCTTAAGTCCAAGTTGAAGTAATCGTCTATCAGCTATGTATCTGTTGTAAGCATACATGTCTTTCTTAGTTAGTCCTTGTAAGTCACCCATCTCAAACACTAAGTCTAAGAACTTGTCTTCTAGTTCTACCATGTCTCTACAGATTTGATAAAGCTCTGCTTTAAAATCATCTGTCCATATTTCTATGTTCTCTTGGATAAATTCTCTGAATAGTTTTGTCATTGCTTCAACGTGCATAGACTCATCACGAATAGAATAGGTAACAATCTGTCCCATACCTTTCATCTTACCGAACCTTGGGAAGTTTAAGAGGATTGCAAAACTAGAGAATAACTGCAACCCTTCTGTGAAGGCTGAATAAACTGCTAGTGTTTTAGCTATAGTTCTCTTATCAGATTTTAAAGGCTTAAACTCCCCAACGTAATCGTGCTTGTCAGACATTTCTTCGTACTCAGCAAAAGCTTTGTACTCTATTTCAGGCATACCCACAGTGTCTAACAATAAACTGTAAGCATCTTGGTGTATAGATTCCATGTTAGCAAAGGATGACATCATCATTCTTGCTTCAGGTTTCTTAAAGATAGGCATATACTTGTCAACATATCCTGCACCTACATCCACATCAGACTGTGTAAACAATCTAAATATCTGTGTAAGTAAATGTTTTTCTTCAGGTGTAACATCCTGCCAATCTTTTACATCGGTGTGCAATGGAACTGATTCAGGCATCCAATGCATTTGGTTTTGAAGTTTGTAGTATTCATACATCCATGGATACTCAAACGGTTTATAATAATCTCTAGTTTTTAATAAGCTCATAACTTTTCCTTACCCTTCACAGGCGATACATTCCGAATCGTCTAAACGAATTCTTGGAATTTTTGTGTTTACATTTTCTACGTTTCTTGCTGCATTAGTTCTAAAGTAATACAACGATTTTAATTTATTCATACCATACCAGTGTACATCATTCACATACTGCATGTATTCATCATGCACTTCTTGTGGCTCTGTACTCTTAGGCAGTGTAAAGAATAAGTTGACAGACTGTGCTTGACACACAAACTCCTGTCTTTGATGTGCATGTTCGACAATCCATATTTGGTTTATCTCATTTGCAGTTTTAAATATCTCTTTCTCATCATCAGTAAGTATATCTAAATGTTGGACTGAGCCTTCATTAGCTGAGATATCTTTCCATACTTCATCTAACTCCTTAGCTTTAATGCCTTTAGTTTTGAAAAGCTTTTCGAGATACTTGTTCTTAACTTGATAGCTCCCTGATAAAGTCTTATGAGTATAGCAGTTAGCCCTGAAAGGCTCAATAGAAGGGGAAGTACCACTACATATAATCCCACTACTAGCGTTAGGAGCAATAGCCATGAGGTTAGCGTTTCGCTTACCTGTCCCATGGATGTCAGGAGCTTCTCCTCTTTGAACAGCAAGTTCTTTAGTTGCTTCAGTTGCTCTAGTGTTGATGTAAAGAAATGCTTTGTAGTTGAAGCCACTTGCATAAATACCCTCGAAAGGAATGTCCCTGCTTTGTAGATATGCATGAAAGCCCATTGCACCAAGCCCGATGCTTCTCTCTCTATATGCCGAATACGCAGACTTAGTATATCCTTCTTGACCTGCTCTAATATATTTCTGAAACCTTTTAAAATTTGCACTGTACTCTCCTAGTTGTTCTGTGTCTACTGCGTTGTCAATGTAGTGCTGTAAAACATTGTCAAGCATTGTTATTAAATCTTGTATAAAGTTATCATCCTTCGACCAGTCATCAAAGTGTTCTAAGTTTACGGATGATAAACAACATACAGCTGTTCGTTCTTCGTCTGTCGGCAAAGTAATTTCTGAACACAGGTTACTTTGTCTTATCTTCAAACCTAAATCTTTCTGTGCTTTAGGTAAGTATTTATTACAGGTGTCGATGTTGACCATGTAAGGTTCGCCTGTCTCTGCTCTAGCATGAATGATTTGCCACCATAAATCTCTAGCGTTTACTATCTTAATAGCTTCATTACTTTTAGGGTCTATCAATCTCCAATCATCATCCTTTTCTACTGCTTCAAGGAAAGCATCTGTAATGTTTACACCATTATGAATGTTGAGATTCTTTCTGTTGATGTCTCCACCTGACTCTTTTCTCATGTTTATAAACTCTTCAATCTCCGGATGGCTTATATCCATGTAAGCCGCATAGCTACCACGTCTTGTTGTGCCTTGATTAAAGGCTAACATCTGTGAGTCAACTACATGCATGAAAGGAATTGAGCCAGTAGAACGAGAGCCATGAGTAGTAGAAACACCGTTACTCCTAATATCGCCCCAATATCCACCAATGCCTCCACCTGAACTTGCCAACCATATATTCTCGTCATAGTGAGCAGATAAACCACCCCGACTGTCAGGAACATAATTAAGGAAACAACTGATAGGAAGCCCACGACTTGTTCCCCCGTTGCTAAGTATAGGAGTGCTAAACATGAACCACCTAGAGGAACTGTAGTTATAAAGTCTTTGAGCCAGTTCAAAATCTGTCTCCCCTTTGTAAGTTGCTCCGTAGACTGATGCTCTTGCGAGGGCTTCTTGTGCATGTGTTTCTCCTTCCCAAAAATATCTATCCTTGAGTGTATCTAAACTAAATTTGTCAAATGTTTTTTCTTTGTCGTAATCTATTTCAATTCCTAAGTAAGGCTTAGTTCCTGTTTTATCTTCAATCATCTTCGTTGTCCTGTAAATATATGGCTATTATAGCATAGTGTACTATTTTTAGCAAGTCCATCTTGTTCTTACCACCCTTCTGTCCGTATCGCATAGCATACTTCATGATGTTTCCCATGGCAAAACCCTCTCCATGTCCTGCATCTATTATCATATCGGTTGCCTGATACTTTCCATTAGAATAATGTAAGCCATACGTAGCATCTACATACCGTTGTAAGTCTTTTATTATTTCATCTTCATTAAATTTATAGTTCATCTTTTCTCCAGTTGTCAGGTAAAGTGTTCTCACTATACCATATAAAATTATTCTTTTCAGCCCATTCAGCGTGGGTTCTTTTCGTTCCGTCTTTTCTTTTTTTAGCCTGTGGCATAGGTGCATAAGGACTCAAAAACAAAAACACTAATTCTTGATTTGGCTTCAGAGCTTTACGTACCCACACATACTTATTGTATTCTTGATAGTCCCAAAATCTACCCTTTGCTTCTAAAAGATATTCTTTGTTTCCTATCTTCTTTACAAAGTCAGGCTCGTAATTATGCTCAACTATGTAAGGAACTTTATTAGTGTGGTGTTCCCATTCTTGTAAGATAGTACTGTGTAAGGTATGTTCCCATTTAGAATCATAACCTTTTGGTATATCTTTTTCTTTAGGTCTAACCTTTCTAGGCTTTCTAAAACCAACCACTAGATAACATCCGAATAAGTAATGTCATCTATGTGTTTAGTTCTTAAAACTTTTTTGATTCTTTGGGCAAACCACCTAGGTGTGTATGCAGAAACCATAAGTTTATTGTTAGCGTAGAAGTGTCTCTCTTCAGGCAAATACTTTTCATAGTTATCTACACTTACTTTCTTTTGTTCTTCGGAAGTTAGCATACTTTTGAGCCACTCAACCACAAACTGTTTTGAAAGTTTTCGTACCTGCTTAGTTTTTAATTGTCTCATATTATTATTTCCTCAACCTTTGGTTCTTTAACAATCTTTGTAAAATATACAGGCCCTTTAGCATACTTAAATGCTCTCAAACCTTTGCCTTCATTAGCATCTTTATGACACTCTATTTTATGAGGACACCACCCACAGTTCTTAGCTAACTTCATGTTACCGGAAACACCTTCGGCTACATCTTCATAACAAAACTCAGGCGGTGTGTCTTTAACTATAAGACCTTTGATGTTATCTATTTTAGAAACTATATTAGGCTTCTCCATGTCATCAGGTATGTAAGTACAAAGCTCTCCTGTTTCTTTATTCATAACTAAGAAGCCACCTTTGCTTGTACCTTCTGCTTCTTCATACCCTGCAAGTTGTGATAGGTATCCGAATGCATCGTCTTCACTTAGTGTGCCTTCTTTAAACTTCTTAAAAGCATAACCCGATGCAGTCTTTACATCTACAACTTCTCCATC